AATTCCAACGCGGCCATTGCCGCTAACGCGATTGCCTATAAATTGCGCGTATGGGCTAGTAAGTGTAACGCCCATTCCGTCAACGCCGTTACTCTCGGCCACGTTTCTCAAATAAGTGGCATTTGTAACCGTGAGGCTGTTAATGCCATATTGATCATTGGAATTGGTCGTGTTGAGCGCAAAAAGAATAATGTTTAGAACGCCGCCAAATCCACTTGCAATCAAGCCGCTTTCGCCGTTCCCGTTTGCGGTGTTTTGAATAGCGGATGAATAGCTAGCCGACGGTCCAAAAACCAAACCATATCGACCATTGCTGTTTAGCGAGCACAGTTGAACAGTGTTGAACGTCGCCCCGCTGATCGACACGCCATCTCGCAGATTGCTTGAGCACTCGCAGTTAAGAACATCAAAATTGGTGCCAGTGCCTACTTTTGCGATACCGTCCAAACGCCAATCGGTTGCCTTGACGTTTTGAATGGTAATGCCTGAGCTACTACCCTCAATGCGAACGCCCATGCCGCCCGTCAGGTTTCCGGCGCTGTTCCCAGTCAGGGTTAGATCAGAAATCAAAACATTGCTGATTCCGGTGCCGTACAGACCATAAGTGTTCGTGCTGGATTTGTGCTTGATGATGGTTGCGCCAACGCCGTCACCAACAATCTTTTGACCTGTTTTGAGCGTTAGCTGCCCGCACAGATAAGTTCCCGCAGGAAAATATACCGCAAAACTTGCAGTCAAAGCCGCCTGAACTGCGGTTGTGTCGTCAGTTACGCCGTCGCCGGTCGCGCCGAAATCCTTAACGCTGACGCTTTCTTGCAGTTTGTCATTTACAGTTCTGGCCGTAGCGCCCGCTAAGAAGCCGCTAGAATTGGACTGTTTAAAGCCGACAAGCGCATCGCCCAGCGCGTTGCTGGTCGTGCTGGCGAGCGACGCTAGGACGTTGGCTTCGAGGCCAGAAATGTTGTCGTAAGTTCCAATAGTGATATCAGTGCTGGTCTTAAGCACAAACTTATAGTTTACGTTTGACGTCAACCATACTTCGGCGGGGATACGACCCGCCGAATCCAAAATAATTGGGTTGGCATTGGCCGTTAAGCCGGTGTTAGACGTGTAGGTAGGTTGCGGGGTCGTTGTCCCCGCTGCGTAGGTGTACAGCTTACCGCCGCTAAGAGGAACGCCCGCATCGCTAAAAAACTGCCATGCAGCGCCCGCAAGGGGAGAAAGATTTACAGCCATTTTTAACCCCTAGTGATTAGCCTTGCGGTTCCTTATAGCACGGGCCGTAAAAATAAAAAACTACGCCGCCGCTGATTCTCTTAGACGTTAAACGTAACAGTGCCGGTGATAACTGCGCCGGTTTGAGCCGGATACAGTGAATTGTATGTCAGGAGAAAAGCGTTTGCACCGCTAGTTCGAATATTTCCCTGAGTGCCTGTAATGTTGTTTTCTCGGATCGTCCCCACGCACTCATCGGCAGACGTAAACGGAAGATTGATCTGTAAAAACGATGCGCCCGTGCCATTGTTCGTAATGGTGAATTTGATGATGGCAGTCACCAAATTGCCGATCTTCGTATATTTGGCCGACTGGACCGTATAGGACGTGATTGCGCCGCTGCCAGGCGTAACCGTCAGCGTCCATGTCCCTTCTTCATAATCGTCCAGCGTGTTGGCATCTGTTGACGCGCTCTGCGTCGCAGGGAAGCTAATGCCCGACCCAGACGCGGACGCGGCGGCTCCACCAACGCCCAGTGTGGTCGTTATGGATGGCAAGGTGGCAAACACCAACGGCCCGCTTCCAGTCTCGTCCGTCATTGCTGCGGCTAGGTTGGCGGACGATGGAGCATCGGCCCAAGTCCCCACGGCGGCGACGGCAAAGCTAATCGTTCCAGAACTCGTAATGGGACCGCCAGATAAGCCAGTCCCCGTTCCAACGCTTGAAACCGTGCCGCCAAAATCCATAGGCAGCGTCTGAAGGTTTTGCCAAAGGTCAAGCACAGACAAGGATAGGGTAGCGATAGCGGATTCAGCGTTGGGTGACGGGTTGTCTACGACAAACATGCTTGGCGTGATCTCAAACGCCGGGCCTAACTGAAGATCTTCCAAACTGACGGCGGTGGTGCCGCCACCCGTCAGCGTAAACAGGTTAAGAAAAAACCTGTACCATTCACGTGACATTAGCCCCGTGCGATCATCAATGAAATTGACGCGAGGAGCGGGAATGTTGGTTATGTTTTGAACGCTAGGCATTGGTGCCGCTAATGGCTAACTCGGCCCCGACAATTTCTATCCTAACCGGATCGGTTCCTGATACTTCGTAAACCCTGTCTCGTAATTTGGTGGTCATACCAAGCCTACGCCAAATTACGCGCTTGCCATAAGTACCGATTGCGCCGGTAGATTTCCAATGTTCGTTAGACCAAGTATGCCCACCATCGTCAGACCAACGCAACATAACCTGCGGGTTTGAGCCTTGACCGTCGTTAAGGCCATTGCCCGTTTCGCAGTCTAATTGAAGGTTATGCTGCACGGTGCGTTTTAGGTTGTTTTCACCAGTCGGTAGCGCCCTCCACGACCGAAGCCATTTTTGAGGCTGTCCGTTGTCGGCAAAAACCTCAAGGTCAAAAGCGTAAACATTTCCGTTTTCAAAATCGCCAATAACCGTTTCGCCACCAAATGCCATTTGGCAGTTACCACGGTGGCGGGTAAACACGCCATTGTCTAGCCCGGCCCGCTCGTGCCAAGAACCCGTAGCTACATCATAAACCCACGTTGTGTTGGCGCTAGGGAAGACCAGCACATAGAAGGCGTGACCGTCTTGCTGATAGGTGTACGCCAGAGCGTCGCTGATGTTGGCGTACTGTTGGATGTGCCACTCGACGGCGTGAGTGCTCACGCGCTGCCCTGTGTAGCCATTGGCACGATAAACGATACCTTTACCGCGAGCGTCGCTGCCAAGCCAAAACAGGCCGTTGTCGAGCTTGGCGACTGAATAGGCTGCGGCGCAGCCGATCTCGTTGAACGCGCCTTGGATGCGTGTCAGGGGAAAATCAACTAACCCCGCGTCGTACCAGACCTCGACCGAGTTGGTGCCAAACAGCCAAGCCTCGCGGTGGTCGATGATTAGCGAGACCAAACCGTCTGGCGAACCTTCCGCGCTGGCAAAGTCCAGCGGGTCGGTGGACGTACCATCAAAAAGGCTTGTCACCCAGACGCGCTGGCTGTTCGGCTCGTTGAACACGAAATATCCGTCAAGATAACCGACCGTTACTGCGCCGGGGAAGTCGGGATCGGTGATTTGCGCGAAAGCCGAAGTGTTAGAATTGTAGATGTAGCTAGGGCCGTTGCAGGCAACAAAGAGTTGGATGCCGTTGTCTGACATGGACACGGGGGCAGTGCCGGACACGTCACCTATCTTTGTGGCAACCCAAGCCGAAGTGACTTGGTACAGTTCCGCTCCAGATACGACATACCCAAAATTACCAAACTGCCACATGCCGCGCACGGGGCCAGTTCCACAAGTTGTCAACAACCGAAGACCGGGCGCTCTGTTTAGAAACGCAGGTTCTTTGCCACCTTCGGGGATTATTTCTGGAAATAAATTAACCATATTGTTGTCCGCAGCGTTTACGCTACGGGCAACGTATGCTGATCCAAGGATAGGCGATTTCATTAGTAGTTACCGGCAAAAATGTTGTACCGCTGACGGGTACCTACAATGCTATATGGCAGCGCCATGACGTCATCGGGATTATTAATGCGCTTAAGATTGCGCTTGGATACCATAGCAATCCGCGAAACCTGCGGCGATGGCTCGACGCCGAACTCGGCAGCAATCTCGCAAGCCAAATTATAGCGGAACGCCCGCAGATAGCCGGGGGGAAAAGTTAGGTTGGTGGCTAGCGTGGCTGGCTGGTCTAGTTCCGTAACCGAAATGAAGTGCCATTCCAGCACTTTCGTAGGCACGGGATAAACGTACATATCAATGTTTGGATTGTCCATGTTTAACCAGATGACCTGCGGGTAGGTGCTGGTCACGGTCTTAACGGCGATGCCATCATACTGCTGCTGATTGATGATCTTGATGCCGTAAGAAATTCCGCTAGCCGGATCACGAAAGTACGTTGAATCATCAAGTTGAATAGGGCGGTTGCCCACAAAATCACCCGTAGGGCCAAACGTACGGCTTATTTGATTTGGAGGCCAACTAAACACTTGGTCTTGGGTTGAGAATGTTGAAAGGCGTTCGGTATTCCACGAATCAATCATCTGGTTCATAGCTTCAAGTGCGTCTTGACATGTAGCGGCAGACGGGGTTTCACCTTCGGCGAGCATACCGAGCAACCGCAAAGCGCCGTTAATTAGTTCGCCTGCCGTAGTCATATTAGGCTCCTTTGTGAACCGGATGCCGAAGATGGGTTTGTGTATAAGCCATAAAAAGCAATTCGCCCTACGCCGCAAGGGCGTAGGGCAAAGCTATTTTAGTTAACGCGATACAGCGTGTAGGTTGCATCGCCGGTTTTGTAAGCGAGGAACTGCGCCGAGCTTGTAACAGCCACAGTAGCCGAACCAACAAGGGTCCAGCCAGTGCCAGCAACAATCGTCAGCGCGCCGGAAGACGTGCCAAGGTTGATAATGCTCAAACCAAAGGTGCTACCAATTTTAGCGTTGGTCAGCACGTTATCAACCGAAGCAGCGGTGGGCAACGTATAGGACGCAGCCGAAGTGCTTGGGTTAGCAACCAAAAGACTGCCAGTTATTTGGGCGGCAGTCAGAGTTGCGGTTGCGGTTGCGGTTTGCGGATCAGACATTTCGCCTAGAAAAATTTCGTTGCGATTGCCATCACCGATTTGGTACCCGCCACCAACTGAAGGAAGTGCCATGGTGTTTCTCCAAGAAAAAGAAGGTTATGCCCCGACTTAAGCCGGGGCATAAAGATTAACCCCAAATGCGCGTAGCCAATTGGGGGCGAATAACAGAATAGCCATACAGCACGTCAATACGGCACGGCAAACGGTCGTTGTTGATGTCGTATTGACGGACAATCCGGAGCGAGATGCCGTTGTGAACAGCGCGAGAAGCCATGTCCACACCGTTTGGCATTAACAAGTCAGCCGTAGCAAAAGTGATTGCGTCTTTCTGATATGCGAGGTTTTGCGCGTACTGTGTAGCTGCAGAACCAAACATAGTGACAACAGCGCCAGATTGCGGGAACGAATCCACAGTGGCGAGGGCGTTAGACGCAGTGTAGATGGCTGGCGAAACGGTAACAGTGGCTGTGGACGAACCGGAAGCGTCAGCAGTCACAACGAATTGCTGAAGCGAACCAGTGGACTCACGGGTTTGCGGGTTGACGGCAAAGACGCCAGCGATGGTGAACACGTCGCCCTGCTTCCAAGTTTTAGAAGACCCAGTGAAAGACAGCCCAAGCGTAGTTGTGCCTTGCGTCGAGATAGTCGAAGTGATCGTAATGGCAGTACCCCAGTTGCCGGTGGTATGCTGCTTGATCGACTGAGACATGTTAATCTCATTAAACCCAAGAACACCAGTACCCATCATACCATTCTTGAACTGTTTGCTAATAGTGTCAGTTGGGTTGAACAGGCCTTTTAATCCTTCGACCAAACCAGCGTTGGCGGCTGGGTTGACGGTAGCGTAGCGGGAATCCATCATCGCCGCGTTTTCGTTAAGTTTTTGCTGTGCGGCAAGAAGAACAGCAGACGTAGCTGGCGTGGTGCCAGGAGTGCCGACCGACGAGTAAATGTTTTTAAATGCGTTGGCGACGTCAGCGTCGATAGTTGAAGCCAATTGGCTAATACGCGGTTTCAAAACACGGTCGGCGAAGTCATCCAACTGCATGGTCAGTTCGGCGGAGGTAAAGTTTACGCCGACGTGCTTTTGCTCAGACACGCTCAGTGTGGTGAACTGCTCGTTGTCATCCTGAACGCTCAGGGCGGCACCGCTAGTAACCAGAGCGCGGTCGGGGAGGCGGATACGCAGCGTGGAGCCGACCTTGGCACCTTCAACAGCAAAGCTGTCATCGTACTGGCGGTTCACATTGCGTGTGAGCACTAGATTATTCTCTAGAATTTCTAGAGACTTTCGAGTGATCATGTCGATAGTTAGAAGCGAATTGGACACAGCGTGTCTCCTGAATTAGTGGTTACGTTGCGCCTCGAACTTCTTGATCTGGCGCAGCCGTTCTTCTTCAATCCACTGCGAAACCGTCATGGTCTTGATAGACCTAGGGTCCGTCGTATCATATGCAGGTGATCCAGAAGATCGGGCTGTAACAGGTGCAATCGGTGCCGGGGCAGATGAAGATCGTTTGATAGGTGGATTGTTAGCCAGATTGGCCTCAATTTTCCCTATCTCTTTTGCCTGCAAGATCGGCGGCAATTTGGAAATCCGTTCAGCTTCTTTTGGGTTAGTCCCTAGGTGATAGGCAATATCAGGACCAACGTCGGAATACTGAATAGATTGAGCCATTACGTCTGTGATGGTTAAGTTCGGATTATATGCGACTTGTTCAAAATCATCATACTTGTTCCGAGCTTCCTCTGCACGGTCGTGATAGGCTTCGAGAATGCTAGACTGTTGCCGTGCAGCTTCGCGCCGTGCGATCAATTCTTCAGCCTTACGTTCCGCTAACGCATCTAAGTAAGCTTCGGTAGTTTCGAAATGATCCGGCAAAGGCATATCAGACGATGCTGATTTGACCTGTTCTGCTGCGCGCTGAGTTTGCTCTCGCTCCCATTTGCGCTGTTCTCTTGCAAGACGTTTGCTTAGGATAGCGTCAAGTTCCTCTTGGGAAAAAGTCTTAAGCGCTTCGGCTGCAACATCTTCCGGCGTTTGATTGTCTACAGCATCAAATGCCGCCGTGGCATCTTGATCTGGCGCGGGTATCTCCGCTTCGGTAAACTCAGTATCAGACATGTTTAACCCTTAAAGAGTTCCTGACGAGCCGCGTCAGTACGGTTAGTGACTAAGTTACATTACCTAATGCAGTCTGGCAAGATTAGTTAATTGCGTGTGTATGCTAGAGGCCAAGCTGTTTTTTGATGTAGTTTGCAAAAATTGTCAGCACGACGCCTGCGCCAAAGGCAACGCCTATTGCCCAATGGTACGTGTCTTGAAGTTTGCGAACATCCGCGATTAGTTTTTCAATGGTTTTTTTTAGGTCCGTTATCGTGTTTGTCAGTGCCTTGATCTCGGTTTCGGCAACGGCAACCCTTTCGGACAAGGGCGCGGACATCAATCAAGCTCGCTAGGGCCACCAATGGAATCCATGCGAGCACGGCGCTTATGATTAGCCTGAAAGACATCCCACACCCCCGGACTAAGCACACAGATCAACTGGCCAAAAAAGGTCACGTTTAAGACAAGGACGCGGGCGTTGTAAGCTATCTGGTGCTGCCAAAAATATTGATAGGTAAGGTTGGTGAGCGCCTGAATTGCCAAGAGGATCATGAGACACACTTTCCACCGAGCGCGCTCATGGCGCAGTGACTCTAGCAAAAACACGGCAAGGACCGCGTCGCATATTTGAGACCACAGCATACTGTCGGGCGGCTGGCCAAACACGGCGGCAATTGTGGTCGCGCACCATGTAAGGCCTAGGAAGGCCGCTGCGCCGAGGGTTGCCGGGCGGACGTTTCTGTCCACCAGCATGACGAACGCAAAGGTCAGGATTGCCGCCAGACCCGTTGCGGTCAGATTCGGCCCTATCACCACTACCTCTTTTCGCCGCCGACGCTTTTCAGCACGGGCGTTGGCTTTGGCGTTGCGCGGTCGGCATGACGGCCAACAAGCTGCAATAGGCCATGGGCCTTATCCAGCAGGTCTTTGATTTCTTTGCCCGCCTCTGGATCACGCGCGAAAGCTTCATTATGGGCCTTGTGCGCCATGTTCAAGCCAAATTGGATAATCAGGGCGGCGGCTTGAGCCTTGATAAGAGTTGAGGTCTTCATGTGATTTGCTCCATTGGGTTTGAACTTTGCCAGTCTTCGGGCAGTTCGTCGATCAGGTCTTCTGGTTTGATCTTAATCTTGCCAGACTGATAGATTTCGGCGGAAACCTCGACCGGCTCGCCGTCTTGGATGATCGTGGTTGGCAGGGCCTGCTCGTCTG